AAAGCCTGTGCAGAGGCAGAAGTAGGGGTTCTTAAAATCAAACCTCTTGAGGGGCTTAGTGAAACTTTGTGAAAAGTGTAATAATGCTTTTAACCCCAATGTAAGTTATCAAATTTACTGCGGGGTAAAGTGTAGAGACGCTGCCACAAAAGATAAAATTGTAGAACGATATCAAATAACAAAAAGACAAAAACGAATTGGCAAAGTTAGAAAATGTTTTGGTGGGTGTGGTCAACAACTATCTATCTACAATGACTCTGGATTTTGCTCTAACTGCAATGTAAGTAAAAAAGAAGTAGACAAGATGCTAAAACAAATAAAAGGATTTTTTGACTATGAGCAAGAATAAATGGGGCATAGAGATTCAGCCTAAAAACATTTGTGCTATTGATGCTAGTACTAATAGTCTTGCATTTGCTTTTTATGTAAACAAAAACCTTGGAGATATTGGTAAAATAAAATTTGAAGGTAATGATATTTATGATAAGGTCGCTGATGCTTGTAAAAAATCTAAGGCTTTGTTTGAATATTTTAAATCAGTAGATGCAATTGTTATTGAACATACCGTCTACATGAACAGTCCTAAAACTGCTGCAGATTTAGCGTTGGTCCAGGGTGCGCTGCTTGGGGCTGCTAGTTTGTCTGGCATTGAGTCTTTTGGAAAGGTCTCACCAATTACCTGGCAAAATTATTTAGGTAATAAAAAGTTAACAAAAGAAGAACAGTTAGTTCTTAGATCTCAAAATCCTGGCAAGTCAGATTCCTGGTATAAAACATTTGAACGGCAGTTTAGAAAAGAAAGGACAATGAAACTAATTGAAATCATTTATGATAAAACTATTAGCGACAATGACGTTGCTGACGCTTGTGGTATCGGTCATTGGGCTATTAATAATTGGAATAAAGCAATAGGAGTTGACAAATAGTACTATGAGTGGTAAACTGTATAAGTCAGAGGTTTGGTTACGTAAGAGATATCTTATGGATAAAAAATCTCCAGAGGATATTGCCAAAGAATGCGGGGCAAGCATAGAAACTATCTATGTTTATCTTGCTAAATTCGGATTAAGGAAATCAAAAAGATGAAGTTAGAACCAGTGTATAAAGATGTAAAAGATTTTAAGTGTGATGATTTATATCTTCATTCTATTGGTGCGCCTTCTGGTACACAAATTTGGGCAACCTGTCATTCAATTGCACAAATGCTAGTTGATAAAAATATTGCATATGGGGATTCTGCTTTAGATCCTGTTAGAATTTTTAGCAAGGCAGATCCAGTAGAACAACTTAGAGTTAGAATTGATGACAAATTAAGCAGACTTATGAAAGGGACAGACTATGTTGGAGACAACGACATAGATGATCTTATTGGATATTTAGTATTGCTTAAAATAGCAAAGGAAAAAAATGACAACTGAAGCAGATTTAATACAACATCTTGATGAAGTAAATAAGGTTGTAGCAGAATACCTTAAAGGTCAAGATCCAACTAAAATATCTAAAGAGTTAGACATTCCACGTACTCGTGTTGTTGCATTAATTAATGAGTGGAAAGTAATGGCATCTGCTAACGATGCAATTCGTGCTCGTGCTAAAGAGGCTCTTGCTGCAGCAGATACACATTATAGTAAACTTATTTCTAAATCCTATGAAGTTATTGATGAAGCATCAATGACAAATAATCTTAGCGCAAAGACTCAAGCAATTAAGTTGGTTATGGATATTGAAAAATCTAGAATTGAGATGTTGCAAAAGGCTGGTTTGTTAGAAAACAAAGAACTTGCAGAAGAGATGGTTCAAATTGAAAGACGTCAAGAAGTCCTAGTTGAAATTCTTAGGGAAATTGCTTCAACACACCCAGAGGTTCGTGATTTAATTATGCAACGTCTTTCTCAAATTGCCAAAGAAGGAGAAGTGATTACAATTGTCCACGATGTTCAATGATTTTCTTGAAGTATTAAAAGAAAACCATTTTGAAGAAAAGCCAGTAGACGCTAAAACATTTGTTGAGTCTTCTGACTATTTGGGGCAACCACCATTATCTGCAATTCAATATGACATTGTAGAGGCAATGAGCCAGGTATATAAAAAAGAAGACTTGCAGGAACTATATGGATCTGTAGAAGGAGCAAGATACTATGAAAAATACACAAAAAACGAAATCATCCTACAGTTGGGCAAAGGTTCTGGTAAAGATTTCACCTCTACTGTTGCTTGCGCTTATATTGTTTATAAGTTATTATGTCTCAAAGACCCTGCAAGATATTTCGGAAAACCAAGTGGAGATGCAATAGACCTAATTAACGTTGCTATTAACGCACAACAGGCTAAAAATGTTTTCTTTAAAGGTTTTAAAACAAAGATTGAAAAATCCCCGTGGTTTGCAGGTAAATATAATGCTAAAGCAGACTCAGTAGAATTTGATAAATCAATTACAGTTTACTCTGGTCACTCAGAAAGAGAGTCGCATGAAGGTTTAAACTTGTTGCTTGCAGTGCTTGATGAAATTTCTGGTTTTGCATCTGAAGTTGGAACTGGTAATGAGCAAGGTAAAACTGCAGAAAACATTTACAAAGCATTTCGTGGCTCTGTGGATTCTCGTTTTCCAGATCTTGGCAAGGTTGTTTTGCTTTCATTCCCACGCTATCAAGGAGACTTTATTTCCAAAAGATATGATGATGTGATTGCAGAAAAAGAAACTATTGAAAAAAAGCATGTTTTTATTATGAATGAAAATTTACCACACGATGATCCAAGTAATCAATTTGAAATTAACTGGGAAGAAGACAACATTATTTCTTATAAAGTTCCAAAAATTTTAGCATTTAAAAGACCTACGTGGGAAGTAAATCCTACTCGTAAAATAGATGACTTTAAATTAGCATTTTACACAGATTTAGGTGATGCCATGATGCGCTTTGCTTGTGTTCCAACCTTTGCATCTGATGCATTTTTTAAACAAAAAGAAAAGTTAGAAAAATGTATGAACACTAGAAACCCATTAGACTCTTTTAGAAGATTTGATGAAACCTTTAAAGCAGATCCAGAGAAAGTATATTATATTCATGCTGACCTTGCCCAAAAACATGACAAGTGTGCTGTTGCTATTGCACATGTTGATAAGTGGGTTAATATTCAAGTTATTAAAGACTACGAGCAGGTAGCCCCAATTGTAGTTGTTGATGCCGTTGCATGGTGGGAGCCAAGAGCAGAAGGACCAGTTAATCTATCTGAAGTAAAACAATGGATCATAAATCTACGCAGAGAAGGTTTTAATATTGGAATGGTTTCTTTTGACCGTTGGCAATCATTTGATATTCAAAATGAATTACAAGCCGTTGGAATTAGAACAGAGACGGTATCTGTTGCTAAAAAACATTATGAAGATTTAGCAATGATGATTTATGAAGAGCGTGTTGCTATACCTATGATTCCGATATTGTTAGAAGAAATGTCAGAATTAAAGATAATGAAGGGTAACAGAGTTGACCACCCTCGTAAAAAATCAAAGGACCTAGCAGATGCTGTTTGTGGAGCGGTATTTGGGGCAATATCTCATACACAAAAGACTAATAATACAGAGATAGATGTCCATACTTGGAGTTCTTCAACTCGACTTGCGGAGAAACAGCAACGTATGGTAGAATTAGATAATCGAGAAATGCCTGACGACGTTAAGGATTTCTTAGATAAACTTAACTTAATATAAAACAAACAAGGAGAAAAATGAATTCATTCAAAAGAATTGCCATTGTCATCGCTGCAGCCTTGACTGGTAGTGCTCTTGTTGCTGTGCCTTCGCAGGCAGCACCTTCAATTGCATATACGGCAATGTACGATACTACAAACGGGGTTCAAGTCCTAAATGGTCTTGCTACCTTAACTTTAACTTCAGAGACTAGCACAACAACAACCGTTGCTATTTCTGGCATCGGATCAGTTGTTCTTGCTCAGGCTGGTACAAATACAACACTTTCTACATTGCAAGCAGGAACTTGGTATCAAGTTGTTACAAGCAATGTTGGAGCAGGAACTTCTACATTTGTTATAACAAGTGCAGTCGCTGGATCAACAACAATTACAGCAACTCCACTTAACTCAAATGGAACTCCAGGAACAGCAGTTACTAAGTCAATTGCTTGGACATCGACTGGCTCACTTCTTCCTTCACCAGCATATACAACTGTATATTCTGCAAAAGGAACAACTGCTCCTGATACTACAACAAACACTGTAGCAATTACATCACCAATGACAGCAAATCTTCTTGCTGGAAACATTAAAGTTGATCTTCGTGATGGCAACAACCTTGCTATTACTAACGGAACACTTACTGTTTTTGTTACTGGTCCAGGATTTATTGGATTAGGAACTTCACAAGCAAATGCATCACTACAAGGTCGTGCAGTTACTGGAACAGCAGGTCAATACTTTATTAATGTATTTGGAGATGGAACACCAGGAAAATCTACAATTTCTGTTTACAGTGGTTCAACATTCCTTACTACTAAGTCAATAACATTTTCAGGTGTTGCTGCTTCATACACTGCAGCCAAGGCTGGAAGCGTATTAAAAGTAGGATCAAATGCTGACGCTGTTTCAATAACAGTTAAAGATGCAGCAGGCAACTTAGTTGCTGATGGAACAACAGTAAATGCAACATCAGATACATCTTCTGTTGCAACTATTGCATCATCTGCTACAACTCTAAATGGTATTGCAAAATTTGCAGTACAGGGAGTTTCAACAGGATCTGCCATTCTTACTTTTAGAAATGATGTTACTACTCCAACAGTTTCAACAACTACATCAGTTCGTGTCGGTTCATCTACCGTTTCATCTGTATCTCTATCATTTGATAAAGATTTATATGCAAATGGAGAAAGCGTTAAGTTAACACTTAAGGCTCTAGATGCTGCTGGACTTACAGTTGCTGATGGAACTTACACAGATCTTCTTTCAGCAGATCTTGTTTCTTCAACACAATTTGGTGGAGCAAGCCTAACTGGCTCTAAATCACCAACGTTGGTTGATGGAGTAATTACCTATAACTTATTTGCACCGCTTACTGCTGGTCCATTTACTGTAATTGGTAAGGTTGCATCAACATCTACAGAACTTGCTGCTAAATCAGCATCTTCTAATATTGCAAACGATGCAGTTTCAAAGCAAATTGCTGAATTAGTTGCAAAAATTACTGCTCTTCAGGTTCTTATCGCTAAGATCATGAAAAAACTAAAAATTAAGTAAAACTTAATATCAAATTAGAGGGTAGATTAACTTCTACCCTCTTTTTTTATGATTAAAAAATGGTATAATTACTAATATAATTATACATTGGAGTTAGCCCCTAATTGAGAAACCTTAAACGTAAACTTATAATAGCCTTTGGGGTGGGTTTATGTGTCACAATTTTTGGAATAATGGCACCAGATCATGCTGGGGCTACAGAAAATCAAGA